ATACGCCAAAGCCGTTAAGAAAATTATATCGCCTGCCGTTAAAGGGCCCGCAAGTTTAAAAAATACAGGGATTGCAGATACACCCGGACACTATAACGCAGAGGATGAAAACGGCAGAGGAATAAGTCCTGTTTACGAAGTGAATCCAAGGGTGCTGGAGCTAAAACAGGAAAAAGACGAACTCAAAGAAACGATTAAAGAGCATTTTTATAACGACCTTTTTGCAATGATACTCAATACCGCAGAGCGCACACGAACGGCAACCGAGGTAAACGAATTAAAAGAAGAAAAAATGGTTCTGTTATCGCCGTTGCTGGAGCAGATACATTCGGCACTAAGACAGGTTTTAGACTGGATATTTTACGAAGAAAGCGATAAAGGTATTCTTCCGCCATATCCTGAGGAACTTAAAGGCCAGGAAATCGAAATCGAATTTATATCGACTTTAGCGCAGGCCATGAAAGCACAAAACATTGCAAGTATGGAACGCTTCACAACCTTTGTTGCAAACATAGGAAACAGTATTGACCCGATACTTTTAAAGAAAGTTAACGGTGAAAAAATAATTGATGATTACGCTGACTTCGCTAACATTGACCCAAGCCAGGTTACGCCAACAGAAGTTATAGAAGAAATGAGAGCGGCCGCGGCTGAAAAACAACAACAGCAGGAAGTAATGCAACAGATACAGGCGGGCGGTCAGTTTGTTAAGAATATGGGCGGAATTGACGCAGTCGGACAGAATCTTATGACTCGTATCGGAAATTAATATGACACCCGATGAAGAAAAGATAATTTTTAATAATGTTTTAAACGATAAAGACGGGTTTCGGTTTGTCCTTCTTATGCTCGAAAAACTCGGAGCGTTTGAGAGGGGTTGCAATTTTCAAAACCGTGATATGGATATGTTCAATCGTGGAAGACGGGAAACGGGGTTGTGGTTGGCGGATAAAATTCAGGAACATTGCTTTGAAAAGTACAGAGAAATAATTATTGAAAGGAAAAACGAAGTATGGCAAACGAAGAAATCAACACAGAATTAGAAACAGAAAACATTGATTCAAAAGAAGTTGACACCCAGAACGCAGAGGGCGAAGAAACTACCGAAACAATTGAAGAAAACACAGATTCAAACGACCTTTACGGAGCTCCGGAAAGTTATGACTTTAAAACTTTGGAGCTTCCGGAGGGAATTGAATACAACGAAGAATACGGAAATAAATTTTCAGCTGTCGCAAAAGAATTAAATCTGTCTCAGAAGTCTGCGAATAAGCTTGCGAATCTGTATGTTGAAATTATAAAAAGCCAGACAGACAATGCTCCGGAAGCTATTAAAGAATTTCAAAAGCAACAGGTTGAAGCGGATATCGCAACGTGGGATAAGGCGGTAAACCAGGATGTGGAAATCGGAAACGGAAACAAGGAAAAAGTTGAAGCATACATGGATAAAGCCAATACAGGTTATAAAGCTTTTGCAAGCGACGGACTCAAAGATATACTTCAAGCGAAAGGATTAAATCATCATCCGGAAGTAATCAAGCTTTTTTATAAGCTGTCGGACTTAACGGGGGATGATAAGATTCTGACGGGCGGAAATATCACAAAAGAGGAAAGTCCGGCTGAAATACTTTACGGAAAAAAAGCCTAAGACGGACAGGTATTCCGCCTGTCAAATCTAAGATTTGAAACGGCGGTCATAAGGTGTACCTCGCTGACTTGCTCAACGCAAGCCGTCTGCGGCACTTAGTAATGAAAGGGAAAAGAAAAATGGCAACAGTTGGAAACACTTATCTGACGCTTAAAGACAAAATTGCGCAGACAGAAAACGGAAAAATCACAAACACAATCATTGACTTACTTGCACAGTCAAATGAAATCTTAGAAGACGCGGTTGTAAGAGAATGTAACTCCGGTTCGGTTCATAAAACAACCGTAAGAAACGGCCTGCCCGAATTAGAGTTCAGACAATTCTATCAGGGTGTTAAATGTTCAAAAGGCGAATATACACAGGTAACCGACACAACCGGTATGCTTGAAGCATATTCTCAGGTTGATAAATCTTTGGCTGACCTGGAAAATGACACAAATCAATTCAGATTAAACGAAGCAACCGGTTTTCTTGAAGCTATGAATAAAACCGTATCGGAAAATCTTTTCTATGGTGCAAAAGCAACGAACCCCGCAGGCTTTGACGGTTTAGCGGTTAGATACGGCAAAATTTCAAGTGATGAAAATTCTATCGGTTATCGTGTAATCGACGCAGGCGGAACAGGCTCAGACAATACTTCAATTTGGTTTGTAACCTGGGGCGATTTGCACACTCATCTTCTTTATCCTAAAGGTTCATCCGCAGGTTTGACTCATGAAGATAAAGGTGCGGTAACGGTAACAAATTCCGACGGAAGTATGTATGAAGCATATCGCGACCACTTCAAATGGGATATAGGTTTATCGGTTAGAGATTTCCGCTCAACATGCAGAATTGCAAACATTGATGTTTCAAATCTGAGTGGCGATAGTGCGGCTGATTTACTGGCACTTATGGTTAAAGGTTACCACAAGGTTAAGAAATACGCTAAAACAGGTAAAACCGTTATTTACTGCAACGACACAATTCAGACATTCTTGCACTTGCAGGCTATGAAGAAATCAAACGTAAATCTTACGGTTGATAATGCGGAAGGTAAACCGATTGTAAACTTCCTCGGTATTCCCGTTAAGAATTGCGACGCGATATTAAACACAGAAGCACGCGTTGTATAGTGGCCAAGATGAAAAATATTGTCTTTAGAGCTTCGACAAGTATGCAACGACTGAAATTTAAGTAAGACGACATATAAAAAATTAGCTCTTGACAGCCGGAAAGACGGCATTTTATCGGAACATAAAAAAAGATAGGAGAATACATTATGTTATTTGATTTAGAAAATGGCTTTTCAAATAAACAAGCCATAACGGGTTCAGCGGCTAGTACAAACGTAATTAAAGCAGGCGGTGCGCTAAAAGAAATCGCCTTCGGAACGCCGATTCCTTTAAGAATACAGGTTGTTGAAGATTTTGCAACCTGCACATCGGTTGAATTTAAAGTTCAGACTGCAACAGATGAAGGGTTCACAACGCCCGTTGATTTAGCAACAAGCGGTGCGGTTGCGGTTGCAAATTTAAAAGCAGGTTATGTAGCACCCATTCTTTATATGCCAAAAGGAAATTTGGGATATTTAAGACTTTATTACACAGTAACAGGCTCAAACGCAACAGCGGGTAAAGTAACTGCAGGAATCGTCGCAGGACACGATAATTCTTATCAGGATATGAAATCCTCAACGTAGCTTAAAACTAACAATTAAAATCGGGACTGAAATATTGTCCCGATTCTTTTTAAGAAAGGACATTATGAAAGTTAAAGTTATTAAAAAAAGTTTTTATGACAACAAGGTTAATAAAATCGGCGATATTATCGAAATCAGAGAAAAAACAATTCCCTCATGGGCGGAAGCATTAAAAAAAAGTAAAACAGAAAATGCGGAAGAAAATAATGAAAATACTCCAAAAGAACCGGAAAAGAAAGATAACCGAATTGATGAGCTTGCGAAATTATCGCCCGACGAAATCAGAGAAAAACTTGATGAACTTTTAAATGATGCAATCGACAAGGGAATTATGATTGAGTTTGAAAATAAATCAGATATTCAGCTGATTATTGAGCTTGAAGAATCATTGAAAGGGAAGAAATAATGTGCGGAGTTATAACTGCCGCGGGAATGTTGACCGCTTTAAAGGTTGTCGGAACCGTGGCGACTCTTGCGGGCGCGGCTGTTTCGACGGCGTCGGCAATTCAGCAGGGAAAAGCGCAGGAAGCGCAATATAAATATCAGGCTAAGGTTGCACAAGAAAATGCCGATATAGCGCAGGAAAATGCAAGCAGAGAACGACAGCAGGGAATTGAAGAAAGCAGACTTCAACGCTTGAAAGCGGCGCAAAATGTTGCAAATCAGTCGTCGGCAATGGCGTCGAACGGAATTGATATAACCCAGGGAACGGCGGTTAATCTTCTGGACGATACGGCTATGTGGGGCGAAATGGACGCGCTTAATACTTTGGCAAATTCCGAATCGAGAGCAAGAGCGTATGAACAGGAGGCGAATAATTTTAAAAATCAGTCCAGATTAGATTATTTCGCAAGCCAAAACGCCTATAAGGCAGGACAGGTTAATGCACTATCAAGCGGGCTGAACGGAATCAGCTCAACATTATCCGTTGCCGATAAGTGGTATGGTTTCAGCGGTAACGACGGGAATAAGACGACAAACGGAATTTCATGGGGTAAACTGGCAAGCGGTCAAAAGATAGCGCAACAAGGCAATATTCTATATGCCTCAAAAAGCTCAGGCATAAACTAGAAATAGAAAGGCAGTTATGAGCAGTAAAACAGATATTTTCAATATGGCATTAATGGAGCTTGGGATATCAAGCCCGATAACTAACGCAACGATTAATACCGACAACAAAGCAATCATTTTAAATAATTTCTATGAAGTTGCGGTGGAAGATGTTTTAAAGGCGTTTGACTGGAATTTCGGGGAAAAATTAAAAGAGCTTTCACTGTCGGGTGATACTTCGCTTGATCCGAATTTCTTATACTGTTTTGATTACCCAACCGATTGTTTGAGCGCAAGGGATTGCTTTGAAAAAGGAAATAAACTTAGAAAAAAATTCAAGCTTTCCGCGAATGAGCAGGGCGCAAGGGTTATTTTAACTAATGTTAACCCATGCATTTTGAGGTATACAAGAAAGATTACAAACGAAGCATATTTTACTTCGGAATTTTCTTCGGCGTTAGCTTTATATCTTGCAAGTTTAGCGGGTATGGCACTAACCGGAAGCGAACAGAAAGCAAATATCGCTCTTAAAAAATACTCCGAAAGAATCAGAATGTCGAAGGTTGTTAACGCAACCGAAGGCGACGAAGTTGACGAAGACGATAAG